AGTAGAAAAAGATCTTGGAGATAAATTAAAAGATTTACCTGATGATATTGATCCAGATGCTATGGCCACAGGAGGTCGTGTTGGTTTTAAACAAGGACTATCAAAAGAACTTATAGATAAAATGGTGACTAAATTTATAAAAGAAAATCCTGATGAACTTATGAAAGCATCAGAAATAGCTATGCCAGAAAAAACATTACGAAGAATGATTTTTAAAGATTTTGAAGATAGACTAAAAGGTAAAACACGTACTGAAGAAGCAGGCGGCGGACTGACATATTTAATGGGGTTATAATATGGCCTCTGAGTTACTTAAAAATAGAGCATTAATAAATAGTCTTAAGGAAGCAGATGTTCCTAAAGTTAATTTTGATTTACAAGAAACAGGTTTCGAACTTTTATTCCCAGAACCAAAACCTCAAACAGAACTAGATAGAATTAGAGACGAAAACTTTGAAAAAGCAAAACCATTTTTAATGGATGAGTCTGTAGATTTTATAGAAAGAACAGAATTTTTTAAAGGCAGTCCTGGAGTGGTTGGAAGTATTCAACCTATGAAATCTAGCGTTACAGGTAAAATAAATGGATATAACATAGATTTTAAAATACCTGGAACGAAGGAAAGAGCTGATATAGGAAAAACTTATTTTGGTATTAAAGAGTATGGAACAGCAGAGGCTGCAAAAAAAGCAGCAGAGGCAAGATATAAAGAAATTATAGAAGACCCTAAATTTAAAAATTTGTTAGATATTCAAGGATCAACACAAGGCATAAGAAGAGAAACTGTTGTAAAAAGTTTTTTAAATTATTTAGAAAATAATGGAGAGTTTGATGGTTACGAAAAATTAGCAGATGAATTAAAACCATATCGGTATGATAACATTGATAGAGTTTATCAATTAATTAATAAAGATTTTAAAGATTGGAAAGACGGTAAATTTGAAGTTGAAGGTATAGATAGAAAAAATTTATCTGCAATCGCAAAACAAGAAATAAAAAACTGGTCTCCTAAAGCAAAAGGAGAGAGAACAAATACTAGACAAAAACAATTACAATTTTTGGATAATTTAAATAACGAAGATCTACCTTTAAAAGCAGTTAAACAAGCTTTTAAAAAAGAATTTGGAAAAGGAAAATTTTATAATGAAAAAACTTTTGGCCAAAGAGCAAATCAATTAACACAATTAAAAAAAGAAGGAGCATTACCAAGTAATGCAGACGGATCAAAAACTTTAGATTATGGAATAAAAATTGGCAGTAGAGCGGCCTGGTTAAAAAAAGCATTATCCGAAAGTATTTCATTTAGTAACAACTATAACAGATTAATTAGAGCATCAGATGTTTTAGAGGCGGAAGGAAAAATTAAAGATGCAAAAAGACTTTCTGATGCTGCAAATAAATTTTTTGGTAAAGACGGTATATTAACAAAATTACCTGGACAAGCAGAACACCCTCTATCTGTTAGTTATGGAGGAGCAGATAATTTATTAAAAGTAGATAGTTTAGTTAAAGGAGATTTAAACCAACTTAAAAAAGTTGTATTTGATACACCAATTAAAAATTTAACTGGTGAGTATAATAAGGCTACAACCACTTCAAAAAGAAAAAATGAAATTAAAACTTTAATTAATAATAGAAAAAATTTTATGAATTATTTAACCTCTGGTTCTTTTGATAAAGGTATTGTAGCACCTGTTGATTTTAATTTTACAGATGCAAAAGTTGTTGCAACCGCTAACATAAAAGCGATAGATGAATTAGAAGATAGTTATGATTTTGGAAAATTTGTAGCAAAAGGAGACGAGTATAGTAAAATTTTTAAACAAACAGGGAAAGAATTTAATTTAATTACAAAAGGTGGTTTTGCAAAAAGAACTGCAATTAGTGATAAAAGAATAGCTGATATACTTTCTGGAGAAAAATTTAAAGAATTAGGAAAGAAAAAATTAACAGCTATAGAAGAACTTATGAGTCCAGGCGCAGGTATGGGAGTAGATCCAATAAAAGCAGGTAGAGTTCTTACAGAAGATGCAATTAAAATGGCAGGTAAAACTGTTAGAGGAGCGGCAACTGTAGGTGATGCACTTATTTCTATTGGCAAAGGACCTGTAGGTTTTGGATTAGGTGCTATGATTGAAGCAGATCCAATAATCACTGGAGGCACTAAAGGAAAAAGTTTTACTCAGGCAGGAAGAGATACAATCATTGGGTCGTTAATTGATTTAATTCCAGGTGTTGACTTAGGAAGTGTTGATACTGATCTTTTAAAATATGCTGACACAGAAGAAGAAAAAGTTGGCATGCAAAATCTTATTGATTACAAAAAAGATTATGACCGGTTACAAAAAGATATTAAAGTTTTTAGAACTTACCAAACACTACCTGATTTTGAATTAGAAGGCACAGGTGTAGATCTAGCTGCTTTAGAATCAGAATTAGGAAAAAGATTTTTAGATATACAAAAAAGAGCTCCTCAAGTTTATAACCCTGATGTAGCTAGAATTATAAATAATTTATCTTTAGATTTAGCCGAAGAGAGAAGAAATAGATTAGAGGGAATATACGGATTAATTTTTGGTGATAGGCAATTAAGATCAGACCCAGAAGGTTTCGAATTAGATCAAGCTGTAGATATCGCTCAAGAAGCTATGGGACTAGAAGTGCCTCAACAAGGAGGTTCACGAGTAGAAGAAGAAATGTCACCAGAAGAATTAGATGAAAGATTTGATATGGAAGGTGGTATCATGGCAGCAGAAGGTGGTCGAATAGGTTTTGCTGATGGACCAATAGATCCTAAAAGAAGATTATTTATGAAGATAATGGGAGGTATTATGTCTTTACCATTCATACCTCAATTCTTAAAAAAAACAGAACAGGTAGGACCAGTGGTTAAATCATTAAAAGGAACAACTACAGTGATGCCAGAGTGGTTCCCTAAGTTTATAGAACAAGTTATGTTTAAAAGTGCAGGTAAAAAAATAGATGCAGATCTTATGGAATATACTGTTAAAGAATTACCAGATATTAAAATATTAAGACATGATGATGGTAGAGTTTTTATAGAGGGTAAAAATGAATATGGTAAATCGTATTCTATAGAGTACGAACCACCAGGTTTTGAACTTGTGGATGAGACAACAGGCAAGTCTGTTAAGAAACCAGGAGAGTTTGTAGCTCAAGAAGAGGTGCCTGTTAATGTGGACCCTGATGGTAACGCTGACTTTGATGCAGAGATTCTTGACGATTTAGATCAAATATTAGGGCCAGATACAAGACGTATGGAAGAATTTACACTAGGCAAATCTGTGGATATGAAAAAAGGTGAGTTTGAAGTAGGCAGAGCTGAAGCTAAAGCAGATGCGGTAAGAAAAGGTGAAGACGAGTTTTTTAGTTTTATTGACGAGGGCTATGACGAAATTGACTAAAACAATACCCCCTAAAAGAGGCCCTCAACCTCAAGGGTTGCTTATTGATTATAATACTGTTAAACCTGTAAAACTGGAGAAAATAAATGGCAGACATAGACAAATCTCTTCCAAACGTAAAGCAAGAGATAAAAACACCATCGCCTGAAGATGTAGAAATTGCTGAACAAGAAAAACAGCAACAAGTTGATGAGCAAGGTGATCCTGTAGAAATTACAGAAAACGAAGATGGCTCTGTAGATATAAATTATGATCCTTCGATAGCTTCTGTTGAGGGTGGACAAGAACACTACGCTAATTTAGCAGAACATTTACCAGAAGATATTCTTGGACAGTTAGGTTCAGATCTTTTTCAAAATTACCAAGATTATAAAAATTCTAGAAAAGATTGGGAAAGAGGTTACAGAGAGGGTTTAGATCTTTTAGGATTTAAATATGATAATAGAACAGAACCTTTTCAAGGCGCATCAGGTGCTACTCACCCAGTGTTAGCAGAAGCTGTTACACAATTTCAAGCTTTAGCATATAAAGAATTATTACCTTCTAACGGACCAGTTAGAACTGCTATTTTAGGAACACCTACTCCAGAAAAAGAACAACAAGCAACACGTGTTAAAGATTTTATGAATTATCAAATTATGGACAAGATGAAAGATTATGAACCAGATTTTGATTCGTTATTATTTCATTTACCTTTAGCTGGCTCAGCTTTTAAAAAAATTTACTACGACGAAGCAGCACAAACAGCTGTTTCTAAATTTGTTCCCGCAGATGATTTGATTGTTCCATATTCGGCTACCTCATTAGACGATGCAGAATCAATCATTCATCGGGTACAAATATCTGAAAACGAATTAAGAAAACAACAAGTTGGTGGTTTTTACAGAGACATAGAATTAAAACCAGGACAAGTTAACGAGACTGAAGTTGAGAAAAAAGAACGTGAGCTTCAAGGTGAAACAAAAGGTAGAGAAGAAGACATGTTTAATTTATTAGAGTGTCATGTTAATTTAGACCTTGAAGGTTTTGAAGATATGGGAAGAGACGGAGAACCAACAGGTATTAAACTTCCATATGTTGTAACTATAGAAGAAAACTCTAGAGAAGTTTTATCAATTAAAAGAAATTATGAAATAGGTGATCCTTTAAGAAAAAAGATTGAATATTTTGTACACTTTAAATTTTTACCAGGACTTGGATTTTATGGTTTTGGTTTAATACATATGATAGGTGGACTATCAAGAACAGCTACAGCTGCATTACGACAACTACTAGACGCAGGAACATTATCTAACTTACCTGCAGGATTTAAACAAAGAGGAATTAGAATTAGAGATGATGCGCAAGCAATTCAGCCAGGTGAATTTAGAGATGTAGATGCACCAGGTGGTAACATTCGAGACTCTTTTATGATGCTTCCTTTCAAAGAACCATCACAAACCTTATTACAACTTATGGGCGTCGTAGTACAAGCAGGTCAAAGATTCGCTTCAATAGCAGACTTGCAAGTAGGTGAGGGTAATCAACAAGCAGCTGTGGGTACGACCGTAGCATTGCTAGAAAGGGGAAGCAGAACAATGTCTGCAATTCACAAAAGAATTTATGCAGCATTGAAACAAGAATTCAAATTACTAGCAAGAGTTTTTAAATTATATCTACCTCAAGAATATCCTTACGATGTTGTTGGTGCTCAAAGAATGATTAAACAAATGGACTTTGACGATAGAGTAGATATATTGCCAGTTGCAGATCCAAATATATTTTCCCAGACTCAGCGTATTTCCCTCGCGCAGTCAGAACTGCAGCTGGCAACATCTAATCCACAAATACATAATTTATACGAAGCATATAGAAATATGTATGAAGCTTTGGGTGTTAAAGATATTGATAAACTTTTAAAACGACCACCTATTCCCGCACCAAAGGACCCAGCGTTAGAGCACATCGATGCTCTCGCTGGGAAACCGTTCCAAGCTTTTCCTGGTCAGGACCATAGAGCACACATAACTTCTCACTTAAATTTTATGGCGACTAATATGGCTAGAAATAATCCAGTTGTTATGGCTGCTCTTGAGAAAAATTGTTTTGAACATATTTCTTTGATGGCAACAGAACAAGTTGAAATAGAATTTAGAGAAGAAATGCAACAATTAATGGCTATAAGACAAAACCCACAAGCTGCTATGAACCCACAAGTACAAATGCAAGCAAAAATGACAGCTGAAAAAATAGAAGCAAGAAAAGCACAACTAATTGCTGATATGATGGGTGAATTTATGATGGAAGAAAAGAAAATTACATCACAATTTGATAATGATCCTATTGCAAAACTAAGATCTAGAGAATTAGATCTTCAAGCTCAAGAAAATCAAAGAAAACGTAAAGAAGGTGAAGATAGACTTGTCTTAGATAAGATGAGAGCAATGATGAATCAACAAAATCAAGATGAAAAACTTGATCAAAACGAAGAATTAGCAAAATTAAGAGCAAATACTTCAATTGAGAAAACAATATTATCAAAAACACTACCAAGTGCTAAAGATATGGGCGCTGGAAGCGTGATAATTAAGAAAGAGGAGTAAAAATGTCGACAAAAAAAGAAAAAAAGGTTAAAAAAGTGATGAGAGAGTTTAAAAAAGGTAAACTCAACATCGGCGGCAGTAAGAAAAAAGTAAAAAGTCGTAAACAAGCGATTGCGATAGCACTTTCTGAAGCCGGAATTAAAAGAAAAAGGAGCTAATATGGCAGAAGATAAAAAAAAGAACCTAAACCATGAGATGTTTACAAACAAAGATGGTTATGTTGAAGGTGGAAAAGAGATTGAAACTACTAATCCAACTGAAACACAAGAAGAAGAGGTTCAAGGACAAGGAAATATCTTAGCAGAGAAAAGAAGAAAAGCTAAGTGGTACTAATTTATGGCGTGGTTTAGTTTAGCAAAGATTGCTTTACAAGCTGGAAGCAAAATTTATAGCAACAGACAAAAAACCAAGATGGCTATGTCTGATGCACAGCTTATGCACGCAGAAAAAATGGCACGAGGTGAGGAAGCTTACCAGGGTAAACTTTTAGAAGCTCGTCAGTCAGACTGGAAAGACGAATTTGTTCTTTGCATTTTGTCGGCGCCCGTGTTAGTCTTAATTTGGGCAGTTATGAGTGACGACCCAAGTGCAATGGAGAAGGTGAAGTTATTCTTCGAGTATTTCTCTACGCTCCCTACATGGTTCACAAACTTGTGGATTCTTGTCGTGGCGAGCATTTTTGGAATAAAGGGAACTCAAATATTTAGGAACGGAGGAAAAAAATAATGGCAAATAGAAGATACAACACACAAATTAAACCATCTAGAATGAAAGTTATGGGTGGCGGAATGATGAAAAAAAGAACTATGATGAAAGGTGGCAAACTTGCAATGGTTGAAAAGGCCGGAAAAAAAGTTCCTTTCTTTGCAGCTGATGGAAAAGGTGCAAAAGACCTTGGCAAAGCAGATAGAATGAACGCTAAAAAAGGTTCTATTCCACCACAACTTAAAAAATTTGTTATGGCTAAAAAGAAAAAAGCCAAAATGAAAAAAATGAAAAAGAAGGTCATTGGTTAATGGCTGGAAAAGGTTTGTACGCTAATATCCATGCTAAGAGAAAACGTGGAGGTAAGATGCGAAAGAAAGGTGCAAAAGGTGCACCAAAAGCATCTGACTTTAAAAGAGCAAAACAAACAGCGAGGAAAAAATAATGACAAAACTTTGTCCAAGAGGTAAAAGAGCAGCAAAAGCTAAATTTAAGGTATACCCCTCAGCATATGCTAACGCATACGCTAGTAAAATATGTGCGGGTAAAATTAAAGATCCATCTGGTGTAAAAAGAAAAGATTTTAAAGGACGTAAGCCAGCTATGGGTGGTGGCATGATGAAACGTGAATCTTACATGGGAGGCGGATTAACTGAAGCAACTGCTAGATTAAAAAGACAAGGTTTAAAAAGAGGTGGTGGTGTCTGCGTTAGAGGATTAAATAGAGACGCAGTCGGTAAAAATTCATAATGATATGGCAAAAAATGGTCTTGATAAATGGTTCAAACAAAAATGGGTAGATATTGGGAGCAAGCGAAAAGATGGTTCCTTTGCAAAGTGTGGCCGTTCAAAACAGAAGAAGGACGCGAAGAGGAAGTATCCAAAATGCGTGCCTCTAGCGAAAGCAAGACGAATGACGGAGGGTCAGAGAAGATCTGCCGTTGCCAGGAAACGGGCAGTTGCCAATGTGGGACCTAAACCTACAAACGTAAAAACAATCGTAAATAGAAAAAGAAAAGCTAAAGGTGGACCAGGTTCAACTAACACTCCATATTTTGGTCGTAGTATAAGAGGAGAGTATGGTGGAGTTAATTTAACTAATCCATCTTACGTAAAATACTATAAAGGAATGTTGGATTAATGAGAAACGATTTTCAAGTAAGAGAGAAACTAGCAAAAGGCACAATGCCAGCTAGAAATAAAAAGAACTTCAGGCCTACAAAGGCCGGAGCAGGTATGACTCGAGCCGGTGTCAAAGCCTATAGAAGATTAAATCCCGGTTCAAAACTAAAAACAGCCGTGACTGGAAAAGTGAAGCCAGGATCAAAAGCTGCCAAACGCAGAAAATCTTTCTGTGCAAGATCACTAGGACAAATGAAAAAATTCCCTAAAGCAGCAA